TTTTTACGTTCTCCTCTTGCTCATGAGACAGAACGCGAAGAGGCATAAACTCGATTTCAAGGTCATCGGGGATGAACCCAAACAACTCTTCGCAACGAAGCTTTACTATCTCCCTACATGGCTTTTTTGCCTTACTGCGGACTTCTGACTCAATCATCCCATTGTAGACTTCGATATCGTCTTCGCCGGAATTAAATCCCGATGCACTGAGTCCAAAAAGTTTAGTCATTGGCATCTTTAAATCAGACGCAATTTCAATTCTGATTTCTCTCTTTGTTTCGGCAATACCAGTGAAATTTAATTGTTTGGATTGGTGGTCATCCTCGCTATCCATTGTAAGAGCGTTTTGAAAGTTCTTTTGTTGATTGGCCAGCGCAGTTCTTTTAAGAATCTTGTCTGTGCCATCCTTGGTCAAAAGACTGTTATTGAATCCCTTGATTTTAAAAATATCGAGTTTAAATTCATCAAGAACCTCAAAGGTGAGGTTCTTTGTCTTTAGAAATTGGTTGATTGATTGAATAATCGACTCAACGACCGACACTCCCCAACCTCTTAAGCGGGGGCGAACGAATGAAGGAGCAATTTTCCCCTTGAGGACAATTACCCTTGAGTTATGAAGGTTTTTTGCGTAGAAATCAAAGCAGAAATCTTTGTTTCTCTTGAATTCAAGTTTGTTCGTTTCTGAGTCGATATTTTGTTGAGAGAAGAAAAGCTCCCACATGTCCACGGCGATAAACTCTAGGCCTTGCAATGCACTTTGCTTGTGGTCAAGAGGCTGGTCGTGCTTCTGCCCTGTGATCGCCACGATTCCAGCACCACCGTAAAGCCTGGACCACTTAAACGCGTTCTTAATAACCTCGAAATCGTCCAGGTCTTCCATGTGCGACTTGAGTTTCTTGAGGTCATCTTCATCAAGCTGAGAAGTTTTAACATCAAACCCACCTCGAAAAGCATCATCAACCGGAATATCTACGAAGTTCTGAACTAGGCCATGCTCGACATAGCACTCACTCAAAAGCTGTCGCATGTTTGAAACAAGGTAATTTCTGTTATTCTTGAAGAGCGTGTCAGATTGGCAAACCTGAGTCCCGTAGCTTAATGGATTCAAACCGCCCTGTACAAACTCAGTAAGCCCGTTATTTATTTCCATACTTGAATTTTTAACCAATTTTTTATTTTTCTTGCTCATTACCATTCCTTGTAAACTGCGCATTTTTTATTAAGTCCGCACGCAAAGACACGAGTCACAATCCGGCTAAAGGGATTAACAATATCAACCCATTCTGGAATATTTATTGCGGTTTCCTCTCTTTTGGCTTCGAAGGGATGAATCAAGTGGTTTCCATCTTTAAATATAACGAGTGCTGTCATTTAATCTTCCCTATCGAATAAGATTTAAAAAAGAAATTCAGGGCAAAGTATTCCTTAGCTTGTCCTAAATCCATATTAGCATGAAAACCAAAAAGTGACTTGTGCGGTGAAATCATGAAAAACCATTTCCCTAGGTTCCAGTATCTAACCTGAACCTCGAAAGCTTTTTTATTCTCGTTGGCCCGTTCAATTTCTTCTTTGTGAGTAATTTTGTATGCTCTGCGTTGTTGTCTATTCATAAATCCTCTTTTGATAAAATGCTATCCTTTAGGGCTGGGTAAATCAAGGCTTAAAGGGCATCAAGGACACTGGTTTCCCTTCCAAAAACGTGAGTGACTGCTTGCGTAAGACAATCCACTTGGTCATCATGCTTGTGGCTCATATCACCTTTGAAAGCCGCGCACTCACTTAGCAATGGAACGAGATATTCAGCTTTTTTTCTCAGGTAAACATTCCCCACGGCGATAAACGGAAGGGCGTCCATCAAACGAGTGAGCTTATCTTTTGCGACTTCGACGGGTTGAATTGGTAGTCCTTTGTTTGATAGTGTTTGAATCAATCCGATTCCACTCGCCTTGTCTTCGATTAAAAACTGTCTCGGCTTATGCTTTTGATAAAATTCAATGGCCACTTGTTCGAGAATATGGGCCTCAAATTTCCCCCTTATCATCGAATCAAGATACATGTTCTTACCGATAACACCGAAGCACATTATAACAGTAAAGTCGTTGTGCTCTTTGACTTTCATCGCAGTGTCGGCGGAAAGAATCTTGTAATCGTATTTTAAATCTTCATCATCGTAATACTTAAACCAATCTGTCTTAATCAGATTCCCTCCCAAAATGATTGGTTCTTGCTGGTATTGACTATAAAAGGTGAAGGGGTCAACGCGTTCAAGGGCCTTTAAATCCTCTGTGCTTTTTGTGTCTTCAATTACAGAAACGCCGTCAACCATGGCAGGATATTTCAAATGGATAACATCGTCGGGATAGTTTTTCAAAACGTACCCACAAGCGTCCTCTTCGCTTATTCTTTGAGCGCAAATAACAACGGGAGTCATAGGACCATTTAAACGAGAAGTCATTGTTCTTGTGAGCCAAGTCTGAACCTCAGCGGTTACCGCTTTAGATAAGGCTTCCCCAGGTTTTTGAAGGTCGTCGCATATCAAAGACCCACCACATTTCCTTTTAAGTCCTGCGCCGAAACCAGTAAGTGTCCCCCCCGTCCCATCGCCCTTCATTACTCCGCCAGCTTTCGTGTGAAAATAGTCGGCTTTCCTTACTTCCCCAAGCTTTTCCCCAAAAACGCTCGTGTACCATTCTTTTTGAAGAGTATCTAAAACATAACGAGTTGATGCCGTGGCAAGATCTGAGCTATAAGACGCATAAATAAAATGGCAGTCAGGGAAGTAAGCGTAACACCAACACGCAAAGGCTTCCATTAGCTTAGTTTTTCCAACTCGAGGACTTATGTTAATTATGACAATTTTCTTATTAATCTTTCCAGTAAAAACGCCCTGCAAAGTGTCGCAGACTTCTTTATGAAATGGCCTAACTTTTAACTGAATTCGATTAAGACTTACGAATTTACAAAAGAACTTATAGAAAGTGATTATCTCGTTATTCGCTTTCATTGGCTTCAAGTGCCGCCAGCTTTTCCTCGACGCTCATTTTCTCGAATTTGTCGGTAGTCTCAAGCTCTATTTTCTTAACATCTCCGAACTCTTCCTTTCGTCTTTTTTCAAGAAACCATCTTGCCATCTCGGGCTTGTCCATATTTTTCATTATGGTGTGTTTAGCCTTTAAATATGGATGCTCCTTGGCTTTATTTACTCTGTCGATAAACTTTGGATCTCTCTTTAAGTAGTCGTAATATAAGTCCCTGGCAATATCACAATAAGCGCAACACTCTGAGTCATTAAAACCCATCTTGAAGCCTTCAATAAGTTTTGCCACAAGCTCGGTGGTCATCTTGGGGGGACGACCGCCTTTATTTTTAACTTTTTTTTGTCTAGCCATTTCTCTGCTCTCTTATTTTATCAAGTGCTATTTTGTTGCAATAAACCTTTTCGCTTCTTGCTGTTGAATTTGATATTGCCGATAGTGTACTTCTGACATTCTCGTTAAAAATCAATTTCATAAAGTCCTGATTTACATTATACTCAGAAACAAAAAGAGGGTGGTTTAACTCTCTCGCCCATTTATAAAATTCTTTATGATTAAATCCAGAATTTTTGTCATACTCCACAGTGTTTTGATAAGGAATGTCACAATAAACAACAGAATTTTCTTCTATCTTTACTTCTCGGTAGTCGCCATTATAAAAAGAAATTTTTTGTTGTTCGAGTCGTTGGAGTCGTTCGAGTCGTTGGAGTCGTTGGAGTCGTTGGAGTCGTTGGAGTTGTTCGAGTTGTTGGAATTGTTGGAATTGTTGGATGTCTAATCTTTTTTTACCTAGATACTCCAATCTTCTTTTTAGGAAGATTCTTTTATCATAAATTGAATAACCCTCTCTGAACTTATCGAAACCGAATATTTCTTTTGCGAATTCGTCAAACTCTCCGAAAACAATCGCCATGTGAAGAGATTTTTTTTGTTGCTCGATGTCTTCTCCGAAAATATATGATGTTCCTTTGTTTCCAAAACTCCAAACAATATTAGTAAAGAAATCTGTCTTATTTTTCTTAAAAAATTCCTCTCTCGACACCCAAGGCATTTTATAAGTTTTGTTGTTAAATTTTCCAGTAATGCAGTCTTGAATGAGTTGTGGAAGCCCATTTCTTAATTCATTGTAATGGAAAAATTTAAAATCATTTTTTCTTGTTTCAACCATGCAATGAGTGATTGCAAATCCGCCGCCTAACAAGTCGTAAAAATTATCTGCTTTCGGGAAAATCCTACAAACCTGTTCTGCTATCTTTGACTTACTTCCCATATATGGAATACCGAATTGATCCACGTTAAATCTCTTTTACTAAATATCCCTTAGAAATTAAATCATCATACAAATCTCTAAGCTCTAATTCATTTGGAAGTTCAACTTGAAGAATGAGCTTTTTTTCTGTTTCGTTTTTTTCTTCGTCTTCGATTTCTTCGACCATTTCGAGAATAGAGAAATTCTCAAGCCCAAGCATTTCTAAATCGAAATCTTCAAAATCTAGCGAGTCGAGTTTTATTTTTTCAAGATCAAGTTCCGACCAAGAGCCAATCGCATTGTCTGCCGTCATAAAAGCGTACTCGTCGGCTTCGTTTTTAAAGTCTTGAAAGATAACAGGAACCTTTTCCATGCCTAAACTTTTCGCGGCCATTAATCGTCCATGGCCCACGATTAAAAAACCGCTTTGGTTTGAAACGATTAAGGGGCTTCTAAAACCAGTGTTTTTGATTAGTTTGGCCAGCCTTTTGATTTGCGCTTCGCTGTGTTTGTTTGGATTTTTTGGATTCTCAATTATTGAATCAATTCCAACTATTTTAATTTCTTTTGTTTTAATTTCCATAATCTATTCTACCACTCTTTTATTTTTAATCCAATGCTGGCAAGGTTTTTCTATTTGCTTGAAGTACATATCCTCGATTCTGCAATTATTCTCTTTATCTCTCATCAGAAAATTTTCGCAATTTTCACAAGATCTAAATTTAACTAATTCAATGGGAACATTTCTAAAATACATATAATTAAAAGAATCAATATCACAAAAGTCTCCCCTTATTTCTTTTATTTTCCCAAAGTGCTTTTCCTTAATTTTGATATTTCCGCAAATAGTTTCAAACTCAAAATACACATCCTCGCCGACATTCAAAGCTCCTTCTTTTTTAGTCATCTTGACTTCAGTCAACGACAAAACCTTCCTCGTTTCTTCATTATCTTCCATTGTTTTTCTCGCTCGTTTTATAACGCCACACAAATTTTCAAATGATGATTCTTGGATTGTATTCATTTTAATCATCCATATTCAAACGCCATATCACCGCAACAGCTAGACCGATAATCGTAAGTACAATTACGGTAAAATGGGCCCAACAAGGCCATACAAAAAGTTTCGTCGCCATTGCGTTCTCATAGGCCAGTTTGTGGAACCACGGAGTAATAAAAACAACCAAAACAGGAGCGAATGGAATTATCTTTTTCATATCGTTCTTACTTTGTCGTGGTTTTCAAAATCAAAAATCCAACTTTCGCATGGGAAAACCTTCTCTTTTCTACGATAAAAAACATCAAAAGGTAAACCAATATTCACTTTGCAAATTAAACTTCCGATATCAAATGCGTGTTCTGAGTAAGAGCAATTCTGACAGCACTTCATTTTCTCAATTATCTCCAAAGTTTTATCAAGATTCTTGACGTCAACTTCGACATTTAAAACCATTTGGTTTTTCATTCCTCCACCTCGAACTTTTGAATACAAGGATATCCTTCTTTTGAAAAAGCGGTTTCATAAACATGCTCAAACATTGGTATTGTTAAACCAATTAGACCGTCCTTCTGTCTGTATAAAAACTGAAACCTCTTATTTATTTTCTTCTTTATTTTTAAATCGGGGTCGTTTCTGTTAATTACCCAATATGGAGCAATAACATTTGCCGTAAAAGATACGTTATCTATCCCGATAATTTTTAACTCAACCGGAAATTTAACAATATCCCCGACTTTAATTTCTTCTCTGTCTGGTTTAATAAATTCTTTCAAGTCCATAAACCCTCCGATTATTCGCAAGTAATTTTTATTTTGTCTGAGACATAAAATTTGTAAGGGAAATGAATAAAAAGCCCATTTGAAATTTCGACCTGAGTAGTCGCGCCTTTTGCCTCGGCCCTTATTAAATAGGCCTTACCTTGGAAAATCAATCTATCACCGTCGAAAGCAGTACAGATATTATTTTGAGAAATGTTTCTATAAATACAGCTCCCGAAATAAACAAAGGAAAATAGTCCAAAAATTAAAAATACCACTATTAGAACAATAACCGAAAAATCTTTTAAATCTTTATTCACGCTATCCCCCAGTTTCAAATTTATCTTTTCTTTCTTGCAGGAAAATTTTCTAAAAAAATCTCAATATCAAAAATCAAATCTTGAATTTGCTCTCTCTCGTCGGGATAAAATTGATATTCTTTCACTGTCTTTAAAAATTCCACAACTTCATTCCTTGGACGTTTTTTTATGTACGACTGAAACTTAATACGAAGAGAGATATAAGACATTCCACAATGCTAGAATTAATTTGATGGGAGTGTCAAATTTTTAAGTTGTTTTTTTAGAGTAAGTTTTCCCTTTTCCACAACAATTACAAACCTTGAACCCCAATCGATAATAATAATCTTGTTCCTATTCATGCCAGCCAATCCAACATAAAAATTTTCTAACCAGTTGTTCTGGCTTTAGGTCATGTAAGACATTTTTATTGATAATCATTTTATAGTCCTTTTAAATAAGTAAATTCTTCATACTTATTTTGTTTTATATAATCACTTGGAGTTAGAAATTGGCTAACTATCCACTTATTATAAAGTGGTTCAAAATAAACCAGCATATTTCCAGAAAAATAATATAAGACAACGCCGTAATTAGGGTCATCATTTAAATAAAAGCCT